TGCACTGTTGCTGGCATAATGTTATCATTTGATTCAAACATTTGTGTACGAATCTTAGTAGCATTAACATTATACTGAGCTTCAATGTTCTTGAACTTCCAATCTGGAAACCACTTCAGATAGTTGTTACCATCTTTCATGTGGCCAAACAATGTTGGAACTTCATCAGTGTAATGTTCAATAGTTGAACGTACATCTGACATCCATTGAGTGTTACTATATTGATAGTCATTCATTGGGACAATCTCATAGTTAAAGATACGTTGAGCATACAATGCTTTGGTCAACATATTCTTACGCTCTTTGAACGTCCATGGATTCTTAATACTGCGACATTGATTTGATGATCCCACGAAAATGTAGAGTGTTTCTACTTGGGATGCTGCGATTCCTAGCGCATGAATATGTCCTTGGTGGACTGGCTGGAAACGACCGATGAAGATACCGGCTTTGATTTTCTCTGACATTCTAAACTCCTTAGTGTTGTCTTGATATATTCTATATATCATGCTTAGATTTATTATACCACATAATAGTCCCGCTGTACAGGGCTTTATGCATATTTTTTCAATAAATTTTCAACCTCCTCTTCTGTAGAATCGCCAAGGTCTTTCTCATTCATGTACTCAACGTAGTCACCAAACTTTGCAAGCTTTCTACCTGCAGCGTCATTATCACATACACATACAACCTTCCTGTTTAAACATGTAAGCCAGTTACGAAGATCAGATGTAGGATTATTGGACAATACAGCAAGTGCAGAGAAGCCCTTGGATGTCAATCTCGCAGCATCAAAGACACCTTCAGTTACAAAGACAACATGAGGTGAAAGATGAAGTGACTCAACACCCCAAACAGAAAGTGTAGGTTGCTTCTTATAAGTGAAGTACTTACCTTCCTTAGGATTGTTGTTAGGCTTCTTATCACCTAATGGTCTATATTGCTGGTAGCCTACAAGTTGACCTGAAAGATTGTACAAGTAGAACGTAGCAACGACTTCATCTTCATCAAGCATAGGCCTGTGGAGATTGAAGTCGAGGTGTCGAGATTTGAGGTGTTCTACTAAATTCATGATTATATTATACCACAAATTTAGTAGCTTGTACATATAGTACAAAAGGTTACAGTTTAATCGTGATCGTATTCTTCTACGTCAAAACCATCACGAGTAGCAATAACCTTTGAGTGGTCGCCAAACATTGCTAGCATGACATCTTCCATCTCATGTGAACTGATTGCATTAGACATCATTTCACATGAAGCAAGATCGACACCACCTTTAGAACGAATTAAATCGGCGGTTTCCTTGTAATACTGATGATCACTTTCCAAAGCGTACTTAATGTTACTAGTTACCCATACGCCTTCTTCATCGCCTTCATATTCTTCCCAACGAATATTTTCTGGATCTGGTGCGTTGGTAAATGTAACTTCATTTACACTGAATTCACATGTATCACCATCATTGAAATAAGGTGTATATTGCGTCCATACAAAAGCAGTGATGCCAGGATTTTTATCAAAGAATTCTTTAGTGATATTCTTAAACAACGATTGTGCTTTCTCTTGGAATTGACGACGCAATTCTGATTGGTCACTAATCAATTTATCAAATTCAAGTTGTAGTGAGTTATCCATATTAGTCTTTCAAAGTTGCAATGCGATTCAAGTTCAATGTAGTCACACGTGTGTAAGGTTCTTGACGTACAGTCGTTTCCTTCTCCATGATTTGATAGTATTGACCATTAGGCGCATTATACAATTCACGTTCACGATCACCACCATACGTAAATTTTGCACCATCATTCCAATATCGAACGTAAGCAGTTTCTTGCACTTCAACTTGAGCACGTTTTGGATATGAACCTTTACTCTCAACATAACCAAGATACTTACCCTTGTTGCAATGAGTGTTACCCCAGCCTGTAGTAACAACCATTACAGTGTCACCAACATTAACTTTATTACCGAGTGCACCTTGAATTGGTGCTTCAATACGTACCGCTTTGCTCATAATTTAATCTTCCAGTTTGATGTGTTTGCGCGTCACTTGGTTCGTTTTCATGGTTCCACTCATCCAAGGCTGAATGGTCATGTTGTTGAGGTATTGCTCCATTGTTGGAATGAATCCTAAATCTTGGAGGATGTGGTCTTCTGCAATGTCTCGTGGAGAATACTCTTTCCCGTCCGAGTTGATGCGTGTACGACCAAAAGTTCGCTCGACAAGGAAACACCCGAATGCGGAATGAAGAATTGCTCGATGTCTAACGTCTGGGACGGCTTGCTTAGATGAATCGATGAAGTCGTCGATGTCGGCATAGTCTTCTGACTTACCTCCGTATTTTTTGGCATGAATTCTTCCGTGCAGATATGGTTTCATAGGTCAGAGATGTCGTATTCAAATCGAGCAGCCATACGCTTCAGAGTTTCTTCTGGTACGTTATGGATGTTACCATATTGAGATTGGCATAAGATCACTTGTGGTACAATATGAAACTCTTTAGCAATATCAAAATAAGGTTGCAGTTCTTTCTTTGTAGTGAATGTGTTAGACACTACAGGACTAAAACCTCGATTCATCAAATTACGTGTTTCATCTTGACACCACTTGTGAGCTTCACCTAACTTAGATGCGTCAAACTTGTATTCGCCATCCTTCATCCAGAATTGATCTGTTTCAATATGCCAATACCAACCAATCAAATTCTTTGCAATGGTTGACTTACCAGAACCCGGCAAACCTCTTACTAAAATCATTTTCATAATCAATCACCTTTTTGATGGTGTGAACGAATAGCACCGCGTAATGCAAATGCTACAGTTTCATCTAATGAAGATACAACCTTACCAGTTGAATCCATGCCAACGTCTAATGCACGTGAACCTTCTAATCCACTCTTGCCACCATGCAGATGACCATGCAGATGTACAGCACCACGATGCATTTGGTCCCATTCTGCAATAGGATAATGGAACATAGTTACCACAGTCCCATTGTGTACAATACGCATATAGTCACGAACTTCAAAGAAACAACTATAGAAGTCTGGATCGCGAATTAACTTAACGTCATGGTTACCAACGATCAATGTCTTAGTACCATTCAGGCGTTTTATATAAGCAGTTGCTGTTGCAGCATTACAGAACGCAACGTCACCTAAGATGTAAGTGTGATCTTCTGGTTGAACGACTTCGTTCCATTCACGAATGATTTCCTCATTCATAAAGTTAACGTCGTTCTTGAATCGAGCACGAGTTACAGGGCAGAAAGACATAATGTTCTTATGTCCAAAGTGAATGTCACTTGTAATAAAATCTTTTCTAGTCATAGGTATATTATATCACAGTTAAAGCCCGTTGTACAGGGCTTACGATAAAAAGTTACGACACCATGCCAAACGTTCTTGTTCGGACATCAAAGTGTACGCTTCAATGTTTTGTCTAATAGCATCCACAAGTGGATAATACTCTTCATCAAGATTCTTCTTAATGTCGTTTTGAAGGTTAACTAACTTGTCTGTACGTGGATTGCGAGCAACCCACTTTGAAGTCAAGTAGTATGGTGATTTGATCTTTGCAGATACACCATAAGATGTATAAAACACAAAGCCTTCATGCTTGCATGACTTAGCCATGCCTTGTAGAGTATCCATAGACACGTGATAATGCTCAGGGATTTCAACTTCCATCATGTTGCCAAAGTTCTTTAGCATTTCTGGGTTGACACGAACACTACTTGTCCAATTCTTTGTACGATAACCTAGCAAATACAAACCTTCCTTTTCAGGAATGATATGTGGATCGTTAGGATGTACACACTCAAACATGAATGTGCTGTCTGGAAACATCTTACATGCAGTCTTGATTTTATCAGTCACATATGACTTAGCCATCTCAACATAATCAGAATCAGTTGAACCTGTAGTTGACACCAACAGTTCATCACGATGCCATGTCATAGCAACCATAAAGCCATTGACCTTACGATATGCATCAACCATCAAATCACCACGTAGCTTTGGAGACTTTTCTTCAATGCCATAGTTGTAGATCTTTGTAAATGGACGTGACACAATGTTGAAGTCTTCATCGATGATAGTGCCACGACATTCCTCTAGGTATTCATTCCAAAGGTTGTCAAAGAACACACGCTTCTTATACTTCAAAACATAGATGCCATCACCAGCTGGTCGCATATTAACCAGGGTTGGATTAGCACGTACAAAATCTCTCAATAATTCTTTATTCACTATCTACTCCACGGAATGGAATTAAAATCCCATAAGCGCTAACGGATCCACCCTTATCATAGGGCTTCTCCTCACTATCATATGTCAAACCCAAAGCCTTCATCATACGATGCTTGACTAACAAGTTAGGTGCACGGAAACGATCTGTCGGTGTGAATCCCATGATCTCACCAACTTCAACGACAGCACCACTTCTGCAAATGCCTGCATGGCAATGGACTAATACATTCATACTGTTATCTAAAGCATGTTGTAATAGTTCTACCAATCGTGCTGCAACTTCCGGACTGCACTTGCAATCTTCTGGGAATGGGTCCTTTTCTTCTACGTCAAGGAATTCAAATTGATGAATTTCCTTGAAAGCCTTCTTTGGCTCTGGGAAGAATGTTGCAGGGTCTGCAATCTGAATGAGCATAGCATTCTCACCCATGTCAGAATGCCAACCATTCTTGCAATCATCCCAGCTAACATTTTCAATCCAACGTGTCATTTAATATCCTTAGAGCTATCAGCTTCAGTTTTATCTTCACGGACTTCCAAGAAGATAGGCAAGAAGAGAGACTCCTCACCTTGTTTGTTTTTAATACGTACGTTGTACTTCACTGCCACAATTTTACCAATGACACTATTATCAATAGTACGTTGATCGTCTTTAAAGCCTGAACCAACGTCAACCTTAATGACACCATCTGCAGATTCACAAAGGTATGCACCAACCTTACCAACATACTTACCTGTGCCTTCTTGAATGCCAACGATTTTCAAATCACATTCAAGTTCACCTTTCATTTTGATTTGACCTTTAGATCGTTTATCTTCCCACTTGCTACGCAAGTCTTTAAGGATGATACCTTCTTGACCTTCAGACAAATACTTCTCAAAGATTTCTTGAGCTTCAGCAAAGTCACCAACAATACGGTGTTCAACGAGATGAACCTTAGATGGCAATCTCATAGTTTGCAACATTGCAAAGCGGATGCCATAATCAATAGTGCCTTTACCTGCAACAAAATGATCGAGTGGAATCACATCCCACACTGTAGCATGTACTTTTCTAGCTTCATCAGTACCAATGGTACCCTTAACTGCTTTGTTTAGAATACCGTTTCCTGTTTGACGATCAAGCAAAAGACCTTTGTCACTTACAACAAGTTCACCATCAAACACTACGTTTCCACCACGTGCCATCTCAATAAATTCTTGCTCAAGGTTACCAATCAAATTGATTTCCTTACCATTACGAGAACGGAATGCAACTGCACCATCTTTAACGATAGCATTGAAACGCATACCATCCATCTTGAGTTGCACTATTGCTGGGAACTTCATTTTGTCAACGATCTTTTGATCGAACCGAGAACACAACATGCATGGATATTCTGGAATCAGTTTATCCCACACT